ACGGCTCGAGCACCCCGACTGCCACCAAGGGCGCCGGCTTCACCGTGGCGCGCACCGGCACCGGGACGTACACGGTGACGCTCACCTCCCCGTATGTGGACGTGATTGCCGCCAGCGCGGACCTCTCGCTCGCCACCCCCACCAAGCAGCAGGCGCAGGTGTCGGGGTGGACCAGCCCGACCACCCAGGGGAGTCGCGCAGTCGTCACCATCACCACCATGGCGACCGACACCGGCACCGCCGCGGACATCGCAGCGGCGACCGGCAATGCGGTGTCCTTCCGCATCACCTGCCTGAACTCGGGCGCCAAGCCCACCTAAGCCGGAGGCGTCGCATGAAGCAGCCAGGGCTGGCGGTCCTGCTCGGGGTCGGCAAGAAGTCGTCGGCTCCGACGCCGGGCCAGGATGCGGACGAAGGCGGCAAGGCCGACGGAGACCTTGAGACGGCCGCGGGGGATATCCTCGCCGCCATCAAGGGCAACGACGCGCAGGCGCTTGCGTCGGCGCTGTCGTCCTTCATGGACATGAGGGGGTGAGTCGTGGCCGCCGTCACGCTGGCCCAGTTGCGCAACCGCGCCCGCGTGCGCTGCGACATGGTGAATTCGGCGTTCATTGCGGACGCTGACTTCAACGATTTCCTCAACGCCAGCGCCGACGAGCTCTACGACATCCTCGTCGAGAAGTACGAGGATTACTTCACCACCTCGAGCACCCTCACCACCGTCAGCGGCACCGAGAGTTACACGGTGCCCGCCGACTTCTACAAGCTGGTCGGCATCGACTTTCAAATTGACTCGACCCGCTGGCGCGCGCTCGAGCCCTTCGTGGTGCGCGAACGGAACGTCTACCGGAACCTGCCGACCATCGGGTTTCCTGGCTACGAGCTGAAGTATTGGCTGCGGGGCGGCAACCTCAACCTGCTGCCGGTTCCCACTGCCGCCTGGACGCTCAAGCTCTGGTACGTCCCGCGGCGCGCTGCGATGTCGGCCGACAGCGACACCTTCGATGGGGTGTCTGGCTGGGAGGAATACATCGTCGTCGACGCGGCGATTAAGGCACTGACCGCCGAAGAGGGCGACACCTCAGCCCTGGAGCGCGAGAAGGCTCAACTCCTCGAGCGCATCCAGAAAGCCGCCTCCAATCGCGACGCGGGCAGCCCGGCTCGGGTGGCGGACGTGTCCCGCGACGACTTTCTTTACTGGTGACGCAATGCCGAAGCTCGACAGCCCCAGCTTCAACGGCGTGAACGTCCCACCCGACTTGCGCCGAGTGCTGGAGGCGTCGTTGCGTCCCGCCGCCGCGGCGCTGAATAAAGCGCTCGTGGTGGGCGACTCGCTGCAGGTCTGGGGGCCGATGCTGGTAACAGGCACCGGTGCGGGTGGTGGCGGCGTCACCGGGAGCGGCACCACCGGAAGCATTCCGAAGTGGACCGGCTCCACGGCGCTCGGTGACTCCGGCGCGACGATGGACGGCAGCAACCGCCTCTCCGTTCCGGTGGGGGTCGCCTTCCCTGATGGCTCACACATCGACACCGCGCCCACACTGAGCGGCTCGGCCGCGACGAACCAGATCGCCTATTGGTCTGGGTCGAATACTGTCGCCGGCACCGCGAACCTCACGATTTCCCCGGCCTCCGGCAACGTCACCAGTCTCGGGACAGTGGCAGGCAAGAAGCTACAGGTCACTGACTCGAGCAATCCGAACATCCTCAACGCCAGCGGAAGCATTGCGCTCACTCTCGGCACGTCCGCACAGCAGGCGTCGGTCATCAACGGCACGTCCGGCATCGCCTTCCGTTTCACCAACGCGGGCGCCCCTCCGACCGGTGGAATAGTCGCCTCTTTTGAGGCGGGCGGCGTCAACGCGCTCCAGGTAGTCAACAACGGGAAGCTTCTTCTCCCGAGCACCGACTCCAGCGGCACCCCCGGAGCGGCGACCATCAATAAGCCGAGCGGGAAGAGCGCCATCGCCGCCGGGACCTCCAGCGTCGTCATCACCAATAGCGTCGTGACGGCAGCAAGCGAAGTCATTGTGACGCCGCTGGACTTGGACGCCACCCTCGCCAGCTACAAGGCAGTGCCAGCAGCGGGAAGCTTCACCGTCACCGGGAATGCAAACGCCACCGCGGCGTGGAAGTTCTCGTGGTGGGTGCTGAATTGAGCGCGCTCTCCTTCCCTGTCGATCTGCCGCTCTCGTCGGACCAGCCCGACCCAACGTTCGTCATCGCGCGCGCGGTGGACACCGACAACCCGAGCAGCCCGAGTGCAGCCTACGTCTCCTTCCCAGATTGGGTGCTGGTGACCCAGGGCGGCAGGAGGTTCCTCCGCATCCGCAACGTGGGCGGCCTCGCCTCCGGCCACGTCTACTCCCTTTCCTTCGCGGCGTTCTGATGGCCCTCGACAAACAGATCGTCAGCATCGACTTCACCGGCGGCCTCGACACGAAGACCGACGCCAAGCTCGTGTTGCCCGGGAAGCTGACCCGCCTTGAGAACGGGGTGTTTCGGGAGAAGAGCATTGGGAAGCGCTTCGGGAGTTCGGCACTCTCAACGAGCGTCGAGCAGGGCGGAACGATCGGCACCGTGACGGGCGTTGCCACCCGTGGCGATAGCCTTGTCGCGGAGTCCGGCGGCAGCCTTTACGTCCGCACCGCCAGTAAATGGAGCAAAGTGGTCGATGGCGGCGGCAACAACTCCCCGCTCTTTGCCACCCTCGACCGCGCGCCGGTGGTGAGGAACAGCAGCACCCAACAGGACTTTGACCAGGACACCCTCGGCGGCGCGATCGTCTACGCCTGGGCGGAGACCGTGGGCCGGGTCGGCGTGCATGTAATGGTGGTCGACTCGACGACCGGGGCAGTGATTGTTCCCGATACCATCGTCAACAGCCTCTCGCCGGCCGGAAGCGGGAGCCCGCGCGTCGTCTCGAACGGCGTGGACAAAGTCTTCATCTACTACGCGCTCGCGAACAAGATTGCCTATGTCTCCTGGACCGTGGGCGCGACGGCGCTCGCGGCCGAGTTACAGCCGATCTCCGACTTCAACAGCACTGCAAGCGGCCAGTTTGATGTTGCGCTCTGCCCCGCCGGCCACGGCGCGGCGAACCCCACCATCTACATCGCATGTATGAGCAACAGCCCGGGGCTCCGGGTGAATTGGTACGCCACCGACATGACGCTCTTGTCGGCCTCGGATGCGCCCGGGACAGACATCCTTCGCGGGCTGGCCCTACAGGCCTCGCCCGACGGGACGCTCTACATCATTTTCTCGGGCACGACCGGCACGGCGTGGGTGGGCGCGTTCCAGAACGGCATTCGGGTTGGCGGATACTTCTTCTCTGGCACGGGATTCGCCTTCGACCGCGGCGCCATCTGGGCGGCCAGCCCCACCAGCGCCGGATGCATCATTGAAGTCGGCGGCCACCTCTACGCCGGAACCTTCACCGCGACTGGCGGATGGACCGGAGATCCGACCGCCTCGCTCTACAACGCGCGCCTGCTCTCGAAGCTCGCACTTCTCGCAAACGGAAAGCCCTCGGCAGCGGTGGCGAACCAACTCCCCTCCGGGAGTTCGGTTCAGCCCACGGGCTTCATCGTCAACTTCGGCGCGCCGATTGCCACGACCGCGATCGCTCGCATTCTGCCGGGCCTCTGCGGACTCCCGGCGGGCAACCGGCTTGCGGCTGCGTTCACGAGCGGCGCGTCGACCTCCTACCTCTTCCCCGAGCGCGGCCGCCTGGCCTACGACTCGAGCGGCGGCGGGGCGATCGACAAGACCGCGCTGGGCTTCTCGCGCATCACTTTCACTCCCTGCGGCCTGAAGGATGTGCCGGCCTGCCAGATGGGGCCTCTCCTCTACATCGGCGGAGCTCGCCCGCTCGTGTTCGACGGACAGCGGGTGTTCGACGCAGGGTTCCAGCTGATTCCCGAGGGGCTCTCGGCGAGCTCGGGCGGCGCGGGCTCCTTGAGCGCGGGCAACTATGGCTTTCAGGCCGTCTACGCCTTCACGGATGCGCAGGGCCATCTTCACCGGAGTGCGCCGTCGCCGCTGAAGCAGTACACCGCCAGCGCGAGCGACTCAGCGAGCCTTGATTGCCTCTCGATTGGCGAGACGCTGCTCGGCGAATACACAGTCATGGTGGAGTGGTATCGGACTGCCGCCAACGGCACCGCCCTCTACAAGCTCGGAACGCCGCCCTCGGGCGAGTTCGGGGTCAACACCAAGAACACCTCGCTCGCCGGGAGTGTCCACGACACGATCTCGGACGCGAGCGTGGTCTCCGGCGAGTTGCTCTACACGTCGGGCGGAGCGCTTGACAACATCGGGCCGCCCGCCTACCGCGCGGCATGCGTCCACCAGAACCGCTTATTCCTGTTCGGGCTCGAGGACCCATACGAGATTCGCTACAGCACTGAGTATGCGAGCGGCGAGGGCCTGCGCTTCAACGAAGCCTTGTCGATGCGCGTGCCAGCGGCCACCGGGAAAGTCATCTGCGGCGCCTCGATGGACGATAAGCTCGTCATCTTCGCCGAGCGCGCCGTCTATGTCGTTGTCGGATCCGGGCCGGACGCGCTTGGCCTCAACGGCTCCTATTCAGAGCCGCAACTCATCCCGGCCGCCTCTGGCTGCAGTGTTCCGCAGTCGGTTGTGGTGACGCCGGACGGGACGATGTTCCGCGGGCCGCAGGGCATCTCGCTCCTGGGGCACGACCTCTCGGTCCAGTTCATCGGCTCTGAGGTTGAGGACTACAACGCTGACGCCATCACCTCTGCCGTCGTGGTGGCGGATCAAAATCAAGTCCGCTTCGGAACCGACAGCGGTGTCACCCTCGTCTACGACTACCTCGCCCGGCAGTGGAGCACCTTCTCGATTGGCTCCGTCGCCGCGCTGATATGGGGCGGTCTCTACACGCGCCTGCTCAGCACCGGCGAGATTCGACAGGAGACGGTCGACGCCTTCCTCGAGGCGGGCTCCTCCTACTCCATGCTCGCCGAGACTTCCTGGCTGAAACCAGCGGGCCTCCAGGGCTTCCAGCGCATCTGGCGCGCGCTCGTGCTCGGCGACTGCAAGAGCCAGCCGACCAGCTTCGCAATCAGCGTCGGTTACGACTATGATTCGG